AAAATTCAGCAGTTCTTCCTAAAGCAGTCTTAACTATTTGTGGTTGTTCTCTTATTTGCTTTTCAAAATTCTTAGCAACTTGTAATGAGTTATCTTGAACAGTTATCATCTGATAAGTTGAAGTCTATGATAAGGTGCTTTTTCAGAATCAGCTATTGTATTATTATCATCAGCATCATACTCAACACCATCTCTTAGTATATCTTCCATTTCATTAGCATACATTGTTTGGTAGTGCTTCATCATTACTTGGAATCTATCTAGGTTGTCGTTAGAATTAAATTTAGTTAATTGTGGACAAGCATAAAAACCAATTACTCTATAAACACTTGCTCGTTTAAATTGTGCATCAGTTAATTTAGTTGAGTCCATTTCATTTGAATTTAAAACAGAAATATCTCTGTAAGTTGTCTTTGCGTAAATTGGAAACCATTTGATTCTTAAATCTCTTAAAATATCTTCTCTTGCTTGTGCGTGATAATCGTTAGGTGTTGTAAATGATGAAATACCAAATGTTAAAATATCTGGTTGGTAAAATGTTAAATCTGTTTCAGTAGAATAATTTGCCATTGTATAATCTTGTTAAGATGATGGGGCTTTTACACCCCATCAAAGTCGTTAATTAAAGTGCAGAGTCCACTAATACTGTGCAACCATTAGTATCTTTAGTGATACCAACTCCGTACACAACAGTAGCTACTAACTCGTCAGCTCTCAAACTTGCATCTCTTTGAGATTCAATTTTGAAATCTTGTTTCATTGCTAATCCGATAGCAGATGGGTGAAACACCGCACCATTGATATCGTCATAAGCATTGATAGTAAAGTTAGCATCTTCAAATACGTTGATACCAGCGATAGTACCAATATATCCGTTTCTAAGAATATCATCTCCTAGAGCAGAAATTGAAGTAGCAGTTGAAGCAACATAACCTGATTGAGTTAAAGTCTTTTTCAGATTGAATAATGCTTTAGGGTGAAACACAGCATTGTATGGTGCTGGTACTCCACCTGATCTTAAAATTGCTTGTGCTTTGAAAAGCAAGTCAGCAGTAAGTTCAGTTCCTGCACCACCTAAGTCATTCGCAGAAGCGAAGTCAGAGAATAATGCAACTAAATCTACATCAACTTTTTTAGCAATTGCTTCACCAAATAATCTACCTAGATCAGCACCTACGTTTCTTGATGCTGTATTTCTAGCCATATCAGTTAGTGTTGCCATAATTCCTTTTTCCCCAACTGTGATAGTTGCGTTTGAAGTGCTTACAGCAGTATTTGTTAAGTCTGTCGCTTCGTTTACTGCAGAAGCTGACACAGTAGGATATATAGGTATATCAACTGTCTTACCTGCACCTGTTATAGGGTACATAGTTACTAGATTTCTTACAACTCCCATGTCTTGGAAAGTGAAGATCGCTTCTTGGATTATATTTTCGTATAGATCGTCCAGCGTTGTGTTTGTTGTTTCTGATGCCATTTTATTATTTTATTTTTAGTTGTTAGTTTTTAATTGTTACTGCCTTCATTGTAAAGTTACCTTGTTCTCTTTTTCTTCTAAGTTCAGCATATACTTTTCTGTCCTCAGAATTATTTAAGTCAAGATCACCTATTTTGAATTGCTTAGGGGAAGCACCACCAACTTTACCTTGTGAACCACTACCACTTTGAGTAGCCATCACATGATGAGGGTTGTTTTTTAAATATTCGCTAACCAAATCATTAACTGACATTGGTTCGCCTTTGTCTGAATATCTTGGAGTTCCGTTTTCGTTTATCACTTCAACAGAACCTGTGTCAGATAATCTAACATTTGATCTTAGTAACTGTTTAACTTCTGCTGGTTTAACAGCTTTCAGTCCACTAGCTACATTGACTAATGTTTCGTCTATTCTGATTCTTTGTAGTTCAGATTCCAACGATTGGATTTTTGTATCCTTTTTTGAAACAGTTTCTTTCAAAACTTTATCAAATTCACCACGTTGTGTAGCGATTTCTATTTCCTTTTGTTTCTTTTCATCAAGAAGTTTTTTAGCTTCTTCAATGTCCATTCCATCTAGCTTATTAGATACAGATTTTTTATATCTCTCTAATCTTCTTTGAACAATGTTCTCTAGTTGTTCTTCACTAAATACTTTTTGCTCTGCTACTGTAGAAACTTCTGGGTTGCCAACATTTTCCTGAGATGTTGTGTTCTCAACCGACACTTGAGTTACTTTGTCGTTCATTATTTGTTCTCCTTCTATATTGTTATATTAGCTAATTATCAAGATAATTGTAAAAATGCAACAGAGTTGTTGCTTAAATGTCAAACAGTATATTCAAAAGTGCCATCTTCATTTACAGTTCCCCAATCTGTACTTATTGGTTGCCAATGATGTCTGCAATTATATCCACCTCTATCTAAGAATGGGTCGCTTCCTGATTTGCCTTGCCATTCTTGTTGCCATAATGCTCTTGCTTCTTCTTCAGTAAATACTTCATCTGCGTGTTCAACGCAAAAATCTCTACTGTCTCTAATGATTGAACCATAATAAACAAATGAAGTTAATCCTAATTGATCTGCTCTATACTTTGCAAATTGTCCATCAAATCCCATTAAAGCATCACCTACTATTTGAGATGAATAAACATAAAGGTTTGAACCAGTAACTGTTGAACCATAATTTTGTTTAAGTTCATCAATAGCAGTTTGTACATCAGGAGAACTAATCTTGCCTTTGGCTTTTTGATTCTGAATAAAAGTTACAAGTTCTTCACGTTTCTTCGTATCTGCTTGTTGGTAGATACCACTAATCTTGTCTCTAATAGTTTGAACAACATCTCCAAATGGCTTACCTACTAATGTACTTTGATAAATCTCTTGTGCTAATGTGTTTGTAAATTCATTCCCAAGATTTTGAAATTGACTAAATGCAATCTTTTTTAGTTGTTGAATAGTAACTAAATCTGTTTCTGTTATTTGTTTAAACTCAGGTGGTATTGGAAGCTTTCCATAAGTTGCTACAATCGTACCAGCTATCTTATCGTAATCTTTAATGAATGTTTGTATTGGCTTTAAATAAAGTTCTTCTATTGCTTGTTGTAGTTTATGTTTGATTTCAATAGCAAGTCTAGTGTTAAATAATACACCATCTTGTATAGGTAAAGTTGAAGCTATGTTTACAACTTCTTGTTCTAATTTTTTAAGAGTATCTGCTAAGAGTTTTTGTTGTTGTGCTTCTAAATTAGTTACTGCGTTAGCCCTAATGGTTTGCAGTTCCTGTAATAAATCTTTTGCCACATTAAACTGTTGGTAAGTTTATTTGTTCTTGTGCAAACTCTCCTAGTACTTCTGTGTTACCATCAATCTCAGAATTGATTTGTTCTAATGTAGTATCATCATCAATAACTGTTTTAGCAATATTTTTATCAATCTCTTTAGCAAATGTAGCTGATTTTATATTAGAAGCTTTTGCTTGTTGTAATAATTCTAAGTCAGTTGCCCAATCTCTAATGTCAAATGATTCAGGATATTCAATTTCTCCATCAAATACTGTCTCTTGCCAATCAGCGAATAGTCTCCATAATTGTTCTTCAGCAAGTTCCATAAGTTTAGACTTTTCAGATAGTCTTGCATTTAATAATTCAAATTCTGTTCTTAAAGCAATACCAGATTGTACTCTCTCAGCAGTTGCTCTTAAAGTTCCAACATGAGTTAAACGATTAATTGCTTCTACTTTGTGATTGATTGATCTTAGTACACCATCAAGGTTGCTTCCGTTTGGTTGTAAAATATATGGTTTTAAATTTGCATCTAAGTTATCAGGCATTTCAATAATAGAACCTGCACCTGCACCAGCATCTGTATCTTTTGTTTTAACTAGTGATGGGTGATTAGATAATCTAATAATTTGTTCAATCTCAGATAGTTCATTGTAAATACCTTTTTGTAAATCAGCAACATCAGTTAAATCAGATACTCCAACACCACGCATTGGTGATCTTTGATTGTATAAAATAACTGCTGGTATTTTTCCAATAGGATTAGGAACTGAAGTAATTAGTTTAGGGTCGTCTCTACCTTTTGATAATAAAAAGATTGTATCAATTCTATCTTCATACCAAAGTTTATAATATTCACCTTCAGCAGTTTGTTCTTCTCTAATTTTTAAATAGTCTAAGTAATAATAACCAGCATCATTTCTTTCATAATGCCAATCAAGTACATTCTCAGGAGTATAGATGTTTAGGTATGGTCTAATTCCTTGATCTAATTCTTCTGCTCTAGTCATTACGTTTGTAGATGGCTTATCCATAAGCAACCACACGTGTCCGTAAATAGAAGCGAATCTTTGTGCTTCTCTCATTAATTGTTCAAATGATCTACCTTCTAAATCAGCATCATCTTTAAATTGTTCAACTGACATATCT